CACTATTATCAAAATATTGGTTGGCAAACTTGATTGAGTACTCATTACCACCAACAAACATGTCTAGTGCAACAGCATCAATAAAGTAACCGATGTCTCTACGGCACTTGGTTGAACTATTATTAGGGAAGACAAATGTAGGATGCTGAGTTACGATCGCTTGAAGAGCAAGGTCTTGAATCTCATCTTTGTTACGACGAATCAAACGATATGCATCAGCAAAACGTGATTGTGCGTTGCTTTGAGTATCACCAGGAATGTAGAAGTCTGGGTGATATACAGCAATCTCTGCAAGTGCATTATCTAGGATATAATCTCTATTCTCGACGATTAGATTTCTTGCATCCTTATAACGTCCAGCAGGATCTACCTTATTTGCATCATCAACAGTGACACCGTTATCAGTTAAATTCTGTTCTTCTGCTTCAGATCCAGTATATCCAGGAGTAACTCCGTAGGAAGAAAGAATGCTAGATGGATCTGGATCGTATAGATCTGCCTTGATTGTTAGAAGATTAGCAATTGCAAGCTTGCAAAGATCTCTTGCTCTATTGAAAGCAAATACAGTTTCTCTTTCTTCACCAACGAAAGTTTCTGGAGTTCCATCGCCATCAAAGTACTGCTTGACTTTTTCAATAGTGTTATAGTTTCCACCATCTCTTAAGTCTTCTGCAATAGCATCAACCAGTTCTCCAACTGTATCAGAACTAATAGTTGATGTTGGGAAAGAAGTTACAGTTTGCTGAATAGCAGTATCAATAATTTCTTGGCGATTTGCAATAATTAGATCACGAGCATCGTAGTAACGGTTAGACTCTGGATCTAAACCAGGATTGACATAAGGAATGTTGCGGAGTCTTGGATACTTCTCCATGATGTATCCATAAACTTCTTCCTGAATCATGCGACGGTTGCTTTCAATTAGATTAGCAGCATCTGCATAAACATTATTGATTGCAAATCCAGAAGGATTAAGAATACTTGCACTAGCAACGTACTTAACAAAACCAGTTGGTTCTAGTGTTGCATTAAATTGCTCAGTTCCACCTGGAGTAGCTGGATCTAACTGAACATATAATTTTTCACCAGTCTTAGCACCAAGTCTGTATCCGTTAATCGTTACAGCTGGACGATCGATAGGAGTAATAATATCATTACTACCTAGGAAAAGTTTGGTGTAGTTATTGACACTCTCATTAGTTCCCTTAATGTCAACAACGTAATAGTTTTGTTTCTTGGTGTTTGCCTCGGATTGTACAACTTGCTGAGGTGGAATAATGTCAGTAATGTATCCACCCTTATCTTGGTTGAAGGCAAATCCTTTGAAACCAATAGCATGTAGAGAGGTATTACCAAAGTTTGAGTTAGAGTTGGTGATGGACATGTCACCACCAGACTCCATCAGGAAGTGATCAGCGAAACCAACAGCGAAGATCGAAACGTTCTGAATGAATGCATCGTCAGAAGCACGAACGTGGAAGTTTCTCCAATCATCCTTCCAGTAAGAATCACCTTTGGTGTGATAAGGAACAGTAGCAAAAGCATCTACAAGTGATGCCTGATTCCAAGTGTTTGAATACTCGTCGTAACGGATGAATGCTCTATCGTCTTTCTGTAGAGAAACACCAGTATACTGAGCAATAACCATAGACTTAAAGCCTGTTGCCTTAAGACCATTTGCCCAGATACCACAAATACCCCAGGTAGAACGAATGGAGCAGTTAAATACGTAAGGAGATGCAGACTCAACAGAATCAACCTCAGCAAGAGTCTGTGCATTCTGACCTAGAGTTGGGACACTAACAGTCTGTCCAGATACTAGGTTGGTTCCGATTGCGCTAACAACAATAGGAACTTCATAGGTGAACTTACGAGGATCGTTTTGATCGATTGACTTGATTGGGAAGATACCCTCAAGAATAGGATCAATCTCAGTTCCAGAGATAGCAACAAACTGACCTTGGAAGTATCCGTGGTCAACCTTGGTTGTTACTTCAATTTCTGAAGTAGATGCAGGAATACTTGGTTTTGTGGTAGCATCAGTTAGCTTCAGACTTTCAATAACTCTACTGTCTGATAGAGGTCCAACAATTCTGTTCTCTTGAATGTTGAAATCAAATTCACCTGGATCATCAATTGTAGGTTGATATGCAGAGAATGCCTTAGCAATCTTTCTATAGAATAGACCTAACTCTTCCTGATCTGCATATTCAAATACAGTCAGTTTGTGGTGAGAGTAGTTAGGAGCAGTTAACTTAGTAAAGTCTGTTGGATCATAGTAAACTACACCAGTTCCTTCTGTGTTATCATACAGAGGAGATTCTGATGTTGTTTGACCATCTTTGATAGTAAACTGCCAGAAATAGCAACCACCAGTTACGTTGAAGATCGCAGAACGAGGAACAGTTACAGATGCAGGATCTGGAACGTAGAGAGGTCTAACTGTTGTTCTACGAAGGTCATAACCAACCAGAGAAGAACCACGAGGAATGATAGCACCACCCTCTGTGTTATTGAACTTATACAGTACGTTATCTGGATTGGAAATGTCAAGAATGCTGTTATCAGTCCAAGCATTTAATGCTTGATCAAATCCAAATACATCAATACCAGTTGTGTCTACAAGACCAGGACGGTTATCAATATAGTGAATACCAGGCATCAGCATGATGCTGAACTGGTCAAATCTGTCGTTTCCGAAACCAGGGAGGTATGAATATCTTGCGATTTCTAGGAAAGCACGTTGGATGCTCTTGAATGGAGTAATTGGTGAATTACCTCTGTTTGATAACGCATCTGTTGCGTTAAAATCATCAGGAGAAACATAAAGATACTTACCAGTTTTTGAGCTGATAAGATTATCCAGACGTGTTAATGGCATGATTATACTGACCCTGGGGCGTAAACTTTTTCCTTCAACTTATTTATACACCAGGGCGATACTTGTCTCCTAGGATCTGCATTTTGACAATTTCTTTGATGCAAATATAGATGTAATTAAACTGTTCGTACCAAGTACAATCACCACGAATATTCATACAATCTCCTTATATGGGCAGGGAGGGATTTGAACCCCCGTAGGCAGAGCCAGCGGATTTACAGTCCGCCTCCATTAACCACTCGGACACCTACCCTAACTCCACAACCTGGATTCGAACCAGGGACCAATCGATTAACAGTCGATGGCTCTACCGCTGAGCTATTGTGGAATGAAAAAGTCCCGAAGGACCTGCATATTTAGCGAATTACTGGGTTATTCGCCATATCACGAAGACCAGAGCGTACAACTACAGACGCCATATCAAGGAAATTTTCAAAAACATCACCACCAAGGGGAATTGCTGTTGAATAAGTACCGTTAAATGTCAAACGATCAAAAAGTTTTTCACGATTGCAATATTCATTATAGATGCTAACAAAGCGAGAAACTGCTGGTTCATTTCCTTTATAGACAGCATTACCTTCTGTCAGTTCTTGTTGTGTCAAGCACTTTTTAGAAGGATCAACTTCTTTGTAGATAGTTTCACGCTGCTTAAACCAAAACTTCATGCAATCCTTAAAAGAATCTCTGTTGTTTTGAGTATCAACTTCGGTAATGTGCTTCGCAAATGTCTTCAAGAATAAAGATCCTGCAACAACAGCATTACCAAAAATTACAGTATCACATTTCAATTCAGTAAATACCCTGAGATACTTTTTCACATATTCATCACCAGCAAGTTTCCGTGCAAGCGAGAGATAACTGTGAGAAGGACAAGAAAACTCCGCATCTTCGTTTGTTCCAGCAATATCAATAGAAAACGGTTCAACAAACTTATAAAGTTCTACTGCCCACGATTCCTTAGCATAATAAGCGGATTTGAACTTATGATCTCCAGACTGATTTGTGCGATAAACAGCATCAATAGTGTGATCCAAAGACTCGATACGAATCATTTCTTCATGAGAAATGTCTTTTGGGTGGAGTTTGCAAGAAATTACAATTCTAGCATTTAGATCATTAGTAACACCATACAACATAGATGTACGATTGTTCCCTTTCGTGGTAACTGCTTTCCAGATATTTGGACGCACAAAGGCAGAAAGAACATCAGCAGAAACGTGAGAGAATCCACCACGTCTTTCAATATGCTGTTTTTGGTTACTGTATCGAAGTTCTAAGATGCGATTATAAGTAGGATCACTCCACAAATCTCCAACACGAGCGAGACACAATACAGAACTTGGCGCTGTGAGTTTTCCAGATTTGTACTGCTCTATAACGTCTTCCATCATAGGAAGACCAGTTGAATGTGAATCAATTACAGAATGGTTTAGTAGTGCAGCTTTGACAGTATCTTTTGCACGATCGTCATAGACATCTACAATACGAACTAATTCTTTTAGCATTTTACCGTCCTTTGTTTTTGGTAATAGATTTGAAAATTCGACCGTTTTTATGGGTTGTGGTCGAAGTTATTTTAACACAGGTTTAACCCCGTGTCAAGTGGAGAATAGGAGACTCGAACTCCTGACAGCCTGCTTGCAAAGCAGGTGCTCTACCAACTGAGCTAATTCCCCGTGGTCCTCTGGCTAGGAATCGAACCTAGTTTCCATGTGTGTTGTCCACCCGTCCTTACCAATAGACTAACAGAGGTTGTGGTAGGCGTTGGGGACTTTACCTATGTCCCCACTCTTGACATTCACTCACCCACAGAATACTCGGGATGAGGAGCGGTTTTGGCACCTACATTTGGGGGGATGATCGGACTTCACCCAGAAGGCAAAATCCTTAAGACCCTGCCAAACCATCCCCATACGACGCTACGGAAGATACCCGTAGTAGAAGTTGGCATTACTGCCAAAGCCCAAGGTCGGACTTGAACCGACGACCTACGGTTTACAAAACCGTTGCTCTATCCAGCTGAGCTACTCAGGCGAGGCGAGGATGATGGGACTTGAACCCACGACCACTAGCGTGACAGGCTAGTGCTCTAACCGACTGAGCTACATCCCCAATCTTACAAACTTAAATTCACCCCAATCAGATCCCCATATTTTAGCATGGGTTTCTGCATGGAAACCACGATCAACAACTAAGTATTCATCTTTTGTAAGAGTGATTTTGTTCTGGACATAGGTTTTTACACCTTGCCATTCAACCCAACACTCACAAGTGGATGAACCACCTTCAAATTTTGCTGGACCAGTCTGTGTAATAATACTATCACATCCTTCGCGGTATGTCAAGATGTCATCCGTGATCTGATCCAGATTTTTGCATTCTGCAAATTTCAGGGCATCAGCAATCTCATAGTTCTTAAGACGGAACTGCCCCTTCTCAATCTCTACTTCGACAACAAATTGCCTGTAGGGTCTATTTAGCAGATAATTGTATGCTTGTTCTCCATAGAATCGATTATCAGAGATCTTTCGATGCTGAACACGAATATGAGCATAACGAGTAGGATGAGATTGTGCCTGACGTTTGTTAGAAAACGATCCTTCAAATAGTTCAAGAAACTGGTTCATCGGGTAAAACTTCAGGATTAACGAGATCTAATTCAAACAATACAGGGTGGCATTCTTCAGCAATTAAATAATCAGAGTATCTAAAGATATCATCCATAGTATATTCTTGATTGAGTGCTGCTTCTGCCAAGATCCACTTATCTGTTTTTTCGTGGTCTTCTAGAATATCAAATGCAAATGGTATATTCTCAATATAATACATCAACACAGGTTCGTTGTCAACGAAGACATGCTTTCTAGTGATGGTGTATCTGAAAACTGCCATTACATTTGATCTCTCAAAATTTCCTGTTACTATTTACACAGGAATGCGAGTAGGGAGACTTGAACTCCCACGGGCATATGCCCAGCAGATTTTAAGTCTGATGTGTCTACCGATTCCACCATACTCGCTTGGTAGTCCCTACGGGAATCGAACCCGTGTTTGCACCGTGAAAGGGTGTTGTCCTAACCGCTAGACGAAGGGACCAAGGTGGGAAATGCTGGATTTGAACCAGCGACCTCCGCGTTATCAGCACGTTGCTCTACCGCTGAGCTAATCTCCCTGGCGGAAGTGGTTGGATTCGAACCAACGGATACATTATAGCATGTATCAAGGGATTAGCAATCCCCAGCATTAAACCGCTCTGCCACACTTCCATAGGTGCTCCTTGAGGGGATCGAACCCACCTTAGCCGAATTATGAGTTCGGTGCATTCACCAGATTGCTAAAGGAGCGATAGGGATACTGGGAATTGAACCCAGACCAACCCGTTATAAGCAGGCCGCTCTACCATTAAGCTATACCCCCATGGGGTTCATATACTCAACAGTTTTTTCTTCAACGCCTGGCGACGTGCTTTTGCTTGGCGTATCGCCTGGGGTTTCAGACTACGCTTCTGCTGTTTTTTGCTGTGATGCTGCCAGTTGGGAAGCGTAGTCATCGTCTCGTCTCGATTACCTAGTAATTATAGCACACCTCAGGTGGGTCGCACAGGGGGTGTGACAATTTTTGAAGTGGTCTGGGTCTTGACGAATGCTTTGAGCTCAGGTGTCTCATCCCATTCCCAAATTTCTTTGTGACCCTTACTATCTATACGCTCAAATGTCTTTTTCATTTGCCAATTCCTCGAATTTATCTAAAATAGTGTCAAAAGATCCGATCTGTTCAATCTCGTTGATCAACCTAGCGATCTGAGTGCAAACAATCGGTCGTTCTTGCCTTGCGGCATATGCTAAAGCATTACGAAGAGAAGCAGAAGCTTCCTTTAAGCTCTCTTCTACAGAATTTGATAGAGCCATTACTCACCTGAACCTTGGACAGAGTTATCCTACTCGGTTTCTGGGATCCTGTCAATCCCTCTGGCGCCAATCCTCGGGTTTGTCCTGGGTGAACCAATCCACGATGTCATCAGCACTATCAAATCCAGTCTTATGATTAGTAGGATCAGGGTCTCCAAGGTCCAGAGCATTCATGAAGTCATCTAGACTACCTTCTGCCATATCAGGGTTGCTAGCGCGTCTCCTGGCTTGCCTTAACATCGTTGCAGCGGACCTATTGTGTCTGGATAACTTCTCCGCCCAAATCATGTCCTCCAATTTCACTTCCTCGTGTTTAGCGATTCTTTCACAAATGAACTCCATACGCAGACGGTAGTTTGTAGACAGCATAAAGTCTCACCACAACTGCTATATTTAGTTCAAGAATATAGTCGCACCCCTAATAGTAACGTTTCCTACACCAATAACAGAAACCGTTCCAGCAGAAGTAACAGCAACTGAAGCTCCACCAGTAAGATTTGCAGCACCAGTAGCATTTGCAGAGAATGCTCCAGCAGTTTTAATTGCATATGCTCCAGCAACATCAGCGTTATATGCAGCACCTGCCTTTACATCAATTGCTCCGCCAGCAATTTCACTAATAAGTCCACCTGCCTTAAAGTTAATAAAGTCGGCAGCATCGTAAATCTGACCACCAATTAATGTCTTAACAGAATATGCACTATCCCTTGCCTTAATTAGTGGTATATTGATGGGATTACCTGCTACAATATGTTGTTCTGCACCACCAATCCATTGTCTATAGTCGCCAAGGATAGACCAGTTAATATGTCCAGGAGAAACAATATTTGCAGATGCTCTAGGATCAAAACTCAGAGTTGTCTTTTCAGACACACCAAATTCAAGTTTTTGTCCTATAATAATCTCCTTATCATTACTGGTGTATTTTTCAATACTACCAGCATTCATAGTAATGGTTCCACCACCAGCAGCACCTGCTTGGATTGTAACTTGTGTTTTTCCAATTAGTAATAGTTCTTCTGATGCTTCGATAACAATCTTCTGCGCTCTAATATATCTGGTTCCGCCAATTGTCTGTTCAACAACATCACCATAGGCAACCATGTTTAATGCTTGATTCTCTGTATCATCACCAGAAGAATATTCAATATTAGTTCTTCCATCATGCTTTTGTACTTGACCACATGTGCGAATATACAACCTTCCACTACCAGGACCAGTATCTTTATCACGAACTCCACTTAAGAGGCGAATAGATCCTTTATCATCAAGAACTATTGCTGCATCAGATGGTCCATCTATACGAAGAGCTGATCCACCATCTCCTGGCAAAACTCTTTCATATATTTCAGAACCCGTCAAAGATCCCTTGTACCAAGTCTGAAATCTTGGTTGATCTTTCAGATCCTGCGACTCATTAAAAGTTGTCGGTTTAAAAATAAAATCTGGATATGTAAATGCAGAAAACTGTGACATTATGGGCAATCAACGTAACGACCAGTTCCAATCTTGGTTGAACCAATTGTGGATAGTGCTTCAGTATCTAGGCAAACTAGAGATGGAATAAGTTTCGCACCAAATCCATTTCCACCCACAATCAAGACTCTTGGAATGGAACTAAATGTTTTTTCTCTATCCAATACACGAGCACCAATTACAAAACCATCTTCATTTATAATAGCTTCTGCAACTCCCAATTCATCATTAACATATATCTTTGGTGCTTCTGTGTATCCTTCTCCAGGACGAATTAAAGTAAAGGTGTCAATAATGCAACGTAGGTCTTTATCTTGTGCTAAATTTTTCCTATATCCATAACCACTAGACTTGACTCTAATTTCAGTCAAGAATCCTTTTCCATCAAGTAAGGCAGTAGCAGTTGCTCCAATACCTTCTCCACCTATTGTCACGAATGGAGGTTCTGCATATGGAGATCCAGGATTCGATACGGGAATACTAATGATTCCTCCATTATCATCAGTAATAATTTCATCTGGAATTACTACTGGTGGAACGAAATTATCAAATCCTGTCTCTGGGCTGTCTCCCTCACCTTCATCAAAATTATCTTGTACTATATCGTCGGCATCAAAGATGGTTACATCAGCATATGCAGAAGTTCCATTAATCGAGAATCTTAATAGTTCGAAATCTTCAACAACACCATCTTCTTCTATACCAACTGTAACTTTTGCAGTTCCAGAATTTATTACAAAACTTCCAGTTAATGACCCACCAATAATGTCTTTTGGTTCTATACTTTCTCCAAGTAAAGTGTAGTATAATACTGTTCCATCTTCCACATTTTCTGTGTTGATTGTAAAGACAACAAATTCATTCTCTCTGACAATTGATTTGTCTGCAAACACAGAATATCTTGGCAGTCTTTCCGAAACAGGCAGATCACCATCAATATTAATATCAGGATCATCTACATCTGGAATTCCATCACCATCTAAATCTTCAACATCAACTTCATTTGGTGGGAATATTGTAGGAATATTACTTATTGGATTAAGTGGGGTTCCACCGTATGGATTTCTATTTCTATCTTTTACATCTCTTTCTGTTATCGTGCAAACAGCAATATTTTTAGTGAATTTTGAAGAGACTCCACTTCCAGCAACTGGAGAATTAGTTTTTAAAACCAACGAAAAATCTTCTGGTCCTTCTGTCAAACTATCGTAAAAAGTCTTGATACTAATAGTTTTTTTAGTTTCTCCTGGAGCAAATCCTAAGATATCACTAGCTTTGAAATAATCAACATCTGCTTCTGCTCCATCTTCAAATGATACAGTTTTATATCTAACAGAAGACGATGCACCAATATATCCACTTCTTGTTACTGTAAATATAGCATCCTCACCTTCTTCAACAATAATGTCTTGAATATCATAAGTGATTCTCTTAGTTTCTGATCCTGGAATACCAGTAGTTGATCCTACTCCAGGTGTTGATCCAGGAATATTGCCATCACCACCATCGAATAAAGGAACACCACCAGTAAATCCAACCGTGGTAATTTCTAATGGTCTTCCTGTATATGCTTCATCACATGTATATTGAGTATAATCTGCACCAGTAGCAGGGAACAGATTATCGATACTTCCTAGTAGATCATCCAAGAAGTCTTTGTCGTCTTCTTTCTCTTTCTCTTCACCGCTAGTGCAAATCTGCTTATATTTGCTGCAAGTTTTATCTGGACCAGAACATGTGATGCCCAACAATTGAAGAACAAAATTAATTGCACCTCCAATTAGATTAAGTGGTCCAGCAATTGCTCCTAGAATTTCTTGAAGTGGTCCAAGAATTGATCCAAGAAGTTCTTCCATCAAAGAATTCATCTTTGAGATGATTCCATTAACAAGTTTATCAATCTGACAAGCAGCTGCTCTGTAGATTTGATTAACGAAGTTCATTAAAACGTTTGTCAACCACTTTGCCAGGCGATCACCAAGATCTGCCATCTGACATCCGAGGTTCTTCAATAGTCTGTTAAACCATTCCGTTACTGGAGTTAGTGCATTACCAGTTTCCGATGGGAAGAGTAATGCTTGGATTAAATCTTTGACGCCAGCGGTCAGTTTTTCGATAATAAATCCTTTTACTCTAGCAACAAATTCACGAACAACAGCAACCCCTTTATTAACATAATTTCTTGCAATTCCAATCCCTTCGCTTATCTTACCTGTTGCTTGATTGACAAGATAAGTTCCAATATTTCCACCACTACTTTGTATTGCTGCTAATAGTTCTGCAAGAATATTGCCCATCTGAGTTTTGATGTCAATATTGTCACACTTTTCTGCGATAGTTTGACACCATTCTTCAGAATATGGATTTCCTTTCTTTAATGGGTTGATCTTCCTTTCTGGAACGTTTACCCTTGGTTTTCCATCTCCATCTTTAGAACCATCTGCAAGTCCACCAGTTGCTGTATTCTTTTCTGTTCCTTCTTGTTTTGGAACACCAGCAGTTTTAGTGTTGATATTTGGTGATATTGCAGTAACAAAAGGTTTTGTATCTGGAGTTCTTTCTACAAATACTTTTGTAGCACCAGGAGTTTGTCCAATCGATCCCATGATGATTGGTTTTTGTTTTTCGGTATCCATGTAGAAACCGACAACCCAACATCCAACCTCTAGTTGTGGATGAGCACCTCCAGTATTACCAGGAATAAAAGGAACTGTCACAGGCATCACTACGTTAGCCCATGGAAGATCTTCCACAGGTAGAATCTCTGGATCTCCTGGGTGATCACCAACGATTCTTACCTTGAAACGATAACCGCCTTTATTGTTTACTTCTTCTCTGGCGGTTCCTTCAATCTGTCCTACCCACCAAGAAAAACCATCTTGGCCTATTCTAGTAGTGGGTATAATACTGGATATTACCTGATCCATATCAATCAGTCTTCATATACTCTACATTCAAGAGCATTTGGATTAGCATCACAATACAACTCTAGTGCAGTTGGATCATGATCTTCGTTTGGATGGTTTGCTTTATATGCTTCTAGATCATGCAATTCTTCCTCAATATGACGACGCATCTGAGGAGAAACTGTTGGGTCACCAAGAATTGCCTGATCCTTTTCAATATGCTTATCAATACTTTCCATGTTTAGTTACCTCCGTATACATTATTTAGTGCCATGATTTGATTCCACGTCCCCATAAGAATCTCTCATTAGACGTAGTGTAGTTATAAATCTTCCGTTTGTTGATTTTGTACTATCATAAGTATTGCCTGGAACAATTATAGTTGCTAGTTGCTGTTTTAGCAACTCATATCTCATAATAGATTGTCCAGCAAAGTGCTTATGAAAATCACAAAATTGACTTGGACTATCAGATCCATCTTCTTGTTCAAAAGAAGCAATTCCTGGTTTATTATACCAGCTTTCGTGATCAAGTAGTGCAGATATTATTCTAGTTGGATAATCTGATAATGTTTTACCATCAGCGGTTTCTATTATAGATGGAGTATTCTGTGCTCCAAGATGCTTCATATCTTTGTAAGCATCTGCAAGACTATAATGATACTCACTATATTGACCAGTCGAGTGATTAAAGAATACCATAAGTGATGAATACTTACCCTTTCTGAGAGAGGTCATCACATCAACTTCAGATTTAAACAAAGCCTGAGATACAGTAAATCTATCATCTGCTCCATCTGACTGGTTTGCTGGTTTCTCAATATATGGACCCCATGGTTTATTCTTTTCGTCTTCTGAAAGTAGTTTATCTACGGAGAAGAAGTTATATCCTCTCTTTGTCTCCCAGAAGAAAAATCCAGCACTACCAGATACTTTTTGTTTTTCATTTTTTGCATCTGATTGATTACTTGAGGACGATCCCTTTGCAACACTTTTAACAGCAATAGAAGAAATAACATCAAAAGGTCTTCTGTTGGCAGGAATAAGTTTCATCTCAAATTCAGTTGATTCTGAGAAGAAATCTTTATCAGATTTTAAACTCTTCTTTAAAATTTCATTAACTATCTTATCTCCAGTTCCCTTGAGTGGTTTTATTAATCTGAAATATTCGTTATTTAATGCTTCCTCGGATATCAATCCGAGTGTATATGATTGAACATTATTTTTAACAACTCGATTACCAATCCTCCAAACAAGCATCTTATATTCTTGTGGTTGTTCTGACGATGAAGTTTGTACAGTTACAACAACTGTTTCTCCACCTTGTATTGGAAGACCATTCAATAATCCAGCACTATCGGCAAGTGACATAGTTGCAGCAACAAACGGACTGGTGACACTTTCAACATACGAGAAAGTTCCAACCATTTGTTTGATCTCATATCCATTACCACCTTTAAGAGATGTGATCTTCACACTCTTCAAAGAAAAATCAGTAGAATTTTGAAACTTTTCCATTATGCTAACGCCCTAATTTTCAATTCTTGGAATACTGATGTTCCAGTTCCATCCATTCCAATACCAGGAGAAACTCCATTTCCATTAACTCCACCTTGCTGTCCACCACCACTATAATAATTATTGATGATAGTTGGAGATCCACCTTGAGTAGTTAATGATCCCATAGCAATTTGCTGTGATGCTGCCATCATAGGAGTTCCATCATTTGCATTTGCAGCAGATGCTTGTAATGATCCAGGAGAGACACGAGTGGATGCTCTTGGACTTGGTTTTGCTGGAGATGTTTGACCAGGCTGATTTGCCATCTCAGAAGATGGTTTTGGTTTTGTTCCCCCAGACTTTGATCTTGGATCTAAATGACCTACCCAAACTTTACCAGATCCAGGAAGAATTCCTGTTATGCCACCATTTTCATTTCCTTTAGTTCTTCTAACATCAGATAGTGGGAATGGAACTTTTGTTCCCTTAGGAACAAAAATATCAACTGCTTTTCCACCACCGCTGTGAGTATGTTTAGAAATACCTTTTTCAATTAATGCTCTGATCTGAGCATCATTCATATCCTTTCTAAATGTTTCCCCAGATGTAATACTAACATCAGTCACTCCAGAATTTAGGAGAGATCTTATCATAGGAGCAACATCATTCACAACATCAGCTTTTGATCCAGTATCTGTTTGGAAGTGTCCATGGACATAACCTGCTCGATTGAATACTCTTCCAGTTTCTCCAAATATTGCATTTCCAGGTCCAGATGCATGGGGAGCAGGAGAATGCATTCTTACTTGCCCAGCAACTTTTAAATCTTTGTTTCCAGCAGTATTAAAATAGTGGTCCCCAAGTTTTGTAACATTTACATTTTGCGAAGGATCATTAAATGCGGATCCAGCCCTAAATCCAGTTGCAGCCATCAATTTATTGATATTATCTGCTTTCAATCCCTTTGCTTCTAGTCTACCACGCATATCTGCCTGGTTCATAGCAATAGCAAGTGCTGCTTCTGCTCTTTTTCTTTCGTCTGCAGAAAGTTCCCTTTTCAACTTACCTTGTGCTACTGGTTGATATTGACCAGAAGCATTGATAACATCCATTAGGCTACCACTTTTTGCATTAAATGTGCCAGCTCCAACTGCACCACTTTGGATTAGACCTGCTCTGTTTAGAACTGATCTACCAACTGCTGCCATTCCAATATCACCTTGACCTCCAGCTTCAGCGATCATCAAGCGCATCAAATATTCTTTTTCATCTCCAGTAATAGTTGGATCACCAACATAATCACCAGATCCTGGACCACCTGGCCCAGTTGCTGCATTAGCAGGACCACCAAATAAAGAAGCAAATACACCACCAAGACCTTTGAAGAAATCTTTTAAAGTCTCGCCCAATTTTTTACCACCACCTTCAGTTTCAAAATATTGCTTGAATCCTTTTGCTTGCAATTTAGCAAAATCACTTTCATTATTCTTCTGTGCGGCAAAAATTCCTTCTCCAAACATCTGGAAAGTTTTCTTTCCTCTTGTCCCTTCAAGTGGGAAAACACCTTCGTTTCCAGCTTCTCCAACAAGACCAGTAGTTGGTTGTGTAACAATACCACCAGTCGCAAATGGTGTGAGACCAGCATCTCTCGCCATTAAACCAGCATCGATACCAGTAGATACAGCGGTTCCAATACCAGGGATAATTGATGCAATACCAGAAAGTAGTTCGCCACCAGCACCAAGCCAATCACCACTCATCGCTCTCTCAGCAGCAAAAGCGCCTCCAGCAAGAGCTCCCAATACAGGGATTTTCTTCATCAATCCTTTTCCAACTCCTTTTGCTACTGCTTTTCCAGCACCTTTACCACCAACCTTAGTTGCGAGTCTGGTAGTCCTTCGTGCTGCACCTCCTCTACGGGTTACAGAAGCGCCTCCACCAAGTCTGCTGCCAGGACGGCGGTTCATGCTTCTCCATTCATCAACGTAGTCTGGAATAGGCAATCCACCCCCACCACCAATAGGACCACCTAAAATACCACCCCCTCCACCAGGACCAGGCATAAATGGACTACAACCACATCCTTCATCCTTTTGAAATGGATTTGGTCCTCTAAAAAATTCTTTTAGTTTACTACCAGTTTCTTTCTTTTCTTCTTGCTTTTTCTTCTTTTGGAAATTCTCTGGAGTCATAAAACCAGAGTAATCACCGCCTTGCTCTAATGCAGATTCTTTCTGAGAGGCAGCAGCACGAAGCATCAAAGTTTGCTGTGTCTGTATCTGCTGTTCTGTCAGTTTACTATCATTTTGTGTTTGTGATTTTACAGCATCTACAAGAGACACGATCATCTGCGTGTTTCTGTTTACTGCAGCAACAATATCAGCACCACTATCACCTACAATTGGTGGAGCACCAGCTGACGCTGATCTCATTTCTTGAGATTTTCTAAAATCAGCGATTCTTTGTGCTTTTGTTAGATATTCGCCAGAAGCACCAACACCAGTTTGTGCTTTTTGAAAGAAATTTTCTGCATTTAGACCAGAAGAAGCAATTCCTGGAATATCAGTAAATCCACCACCTTTAGATGGACCACCACCAACACCACCAGGAAGTCTAGGTCCGCTTTCTGGTCTTTCTCCAGTTTTTACATCAATATTTGTTGGGTTTTTTTCTACAAGACCACCAGATTTGGTTGCTAATCCTCCTCCACCAGCACCAAGCATTTTTGTTGCAGGAGCAGCGGCAAGTGCTTTTGGAGCTCCACTAGGAAGTGCTGCTGGTTTTCCTGCCGCCAGTTGCTTTGGGTCAAGTTCTCTTACGTTGGCCTTGAGTATTTTGTTTCCAGTATCATAGAGCTTGGCAAGATCTTTGAGACCTTTATAAACGTCCTTCAGATTTTTCCAGAAGTTATCTCCTGAAACTGGTTCATATGCTAGAAAACCGTGTGCCATTAGCGTTGTGCTGCTTTTTGCTGTTCTTGTTTGACTTGTTCCAAATACTGCATCAGGAGGCTAGTATAAACTTGTCTCTCCCAAGGCATCATGTTTTCAATTTCACTCAAGCTATATTTATGGTGCTGCATCAACGCGAAATTAGTCTTATAGTACCCTTCCAACGTATTGTGGAAGAGTGCTATCCGAAAAAATTGGAAAGTCCTGAAATAGTTACTTCGTTGATCACTCCAGTATTAGGATTTTTGACTTTTATTGTATGTTCTAGAACTGGAGCATCGTTGAAGAATTTCTGAACTTCTTCAAATTGCTTATTTGTGAGTTTTTCGATAAATTCAACAAATTCTTTCTTTGAAGTTGTAGAACTATCATACACGTCTTCACCATCAAAAATCTGATCGATGCAATTTGCCATAATTTCAACAACACCATCTGCTGTTGGAGATTGACCAATAATTGATACTTTTACAAATTCTTCAAATGAAGGATATTTCATGATCACGCCCATTTTATCGGAAATCATGATTTTATTGCTATGACCTTCTGGTTTATTTACCTTCACATCAGTCAAATTGAGATCATAGCGAACTTGTGTAACACCATCATCTTCACAAGTAATATTCATTTCCACAACTTCGCCAACTGACACAGCACGAATATTGAGGAAGATATACTCTAAATCGAATAATGCAAGATCTTCCAATTTTACGCGAGATTGGATACAACCCTTCAGGAGAGTTCTAACTGCGTCTTCAATCTGTTTTTCGTCATTTGTCTCTAATGCCAGTAAAAGTAGTTTTTCCTCTTTTACCACAAATGGACGATATTTGATTGTTTTGCCACTTGACGGAATTTCCAACTCATAAGTTGGAAGTACAACTTCTGGTAATGCCATTATACTTAGATCAGATCATATGTATATTTAGCGCGACTTTTTCAGCGATTTTTTGGCGGAAAAAATTTTCCCACTTTTATGGAATCAAAAAATCAATTTTACCTTTTCTTATACTGACTAGTTAGAGCAGAAATATCATCCTTTACAGATTTGATATCATTTTTAATGACATAGTGCCTCATGTAAGAGAATTGTGCAGTAACCTGAGTGATTTGACTGGATCCAAACTGCAGGGGAACAGCATCAATAGCAAATGGATATGCTTTCTCTAGAATGTATGTCATCGGTACTCTTTCAGTAGTGGATCTAGGACCCATCTCTGTTTTACTAATAGCAATAGTACATGCGTAGTTGTCTCTGTATTTTACACGCACGGTTCTGTTTTCTTCTCTGATTGGACCATATGCAAGAGACTGCATCTGAGATAATGATTTTCCAGTCTGAGTATCTCCACCCTCACTAAAAATAAAATCTACCCAGTCTTGTAAAAACTTAAGTGCCGTCATGTTTGCATCACACATGAATCCCAATTGAAATTCAGAGAAAACCCTTGTA